TCAAATGTTGATCCGCACATTGCAGTCAATCTCCACAACAGCGACTTGTGATTTTTTGACAGTGTCCACAGATGTTTGTTGACATTTTCGTTGACTTCTTCAATGTAAAACTCTTGGATGGCTGGTTCTTGATGTTCAACTGCCGCTGTCCATTTCATTGACATGTACGGCGAATACAATTTTTTGTCATCATCAGACAATCGATCATACCAAGTTTTGTCACGCGAGTCCACTGCTCGCATCATTGCTTTGATGTCTAAAAATTTTCCTGCCATGTGTTATTATAACTTTTGTTTGACTGTGGAATCAAGTATTTTCAGTTTGATAATTAATTTTCTAAATTGATCAGGGGTCAGCATGTTGGGTCCATCTGATGGGGCTGTGTCAGGATTGTCATGCACCTCAAGAAACACACCAGCAATACCAAGTGACACAGCAGAACGACACAGTGGTTCCACAAACGATCTGTCACCGCCCGATGACGTGCCCATGCCTCCTGGTTGTTGCACAGAGTGCGTGCCATCCATTATGACAGGATAGTGTTCACGCATGTGATGCACACCACGCATGTCTACCACAAGATTGTTGTAACCAAATGTAGTGCCGCGTTCAGTGATCATAAATTTTTTGTTGTTGGGACACTTGTCTTTGATGTTGGCAACTTCTCTGTAGGATAAGAACTGTCCTTTTTTGACATTCACCCAACAGTCTGTTTCGCCAGCCGCCACAATCAAATCAGTTTGTCTGCACAAGAATGCAGGGATTTGTATGATGTCTGCAACTTGTGACACAGGCTTTGCTTGTTCAGGAGCATGAATGTCTGTGATCACAGGCACACCAAATTCTTTTTTAATTTTTTCTAATATTTTCAATCCTTCATCTATGCCTACTCCTCTGGCAGATGCCACAGACGAACGATTGGCTTTGTCAAAAGATGATTTGTACACCCAACGCATGCTTGTTTCATAGCAAATGTCTGCTAATGTTTCTGCCATCTTCATGGCATGATCCATGGATTCAATTTGGCAAGGACCTGCTATGATTTTCAAAGGTGCTTCGTTGTTAAAATTAAGCATGGAATAAATTGTTTAGTTTGACCATATCAGTGTTGCGATTTATCTCTTTAATAAAATATGCACACTGAGGTTTTGTGCGAGATGATGTAGGCACAGACAGCAGTTGGTTTGATTTCATTCTTGGAAAGAACCAATCCACTTCATTGTATATGTTGATGATGCGTACTTCTTGATAGGACGGAAGAGAGTCCGTGATTGCATTGAAACAGAATGCATGAAACAGTCTGTCATTCAGTGAAGTCAGTGGCACAATTTCTAAATCGCCACATTCAGGATCGCCCAGCAGTATGTGCCAATCAAGTGGCATCTGAATTTTGTTGTCACCAATCTGTAGCACAGCTGATGGTGCTGAAAAGGATTCCAAGTATATCAAAGGAATAAAAAAGAAGTCTGGATTTGAAGGATCTGAATTGTCCAGCACAGCAAAACGCATGTCTTCTTCGACTTGGTCTGGCACTCTGTCTAACAGATAAGATTCGTTGTCTAATGTTAACAATTGCATATGCTTTTATTATATGCGGATTTACTTCTGGTAGTCAACCTTTGTGACTGTGAATGGATATTGTGCTTCGCGATAAAACTTTTTGCGTTCTGTAAGATGTCGCTTGGAAAATTTTGCTGTTGAACATAAGTCCCACACTTGCACAAAGTCTTTGTCCTGTGCTTTACGAATGCCTCTACCAATGGATTGTATCACACGTACAAACGATTTGCCAGGCTCAATCAAAACCAGATTGAATATGCGTGGCAAGTTAATGCCCACAGCGGCAACACCATATGTGGCCACAATCACTTTGTCATCTGCTGTCTTGACCTCATCATAGTGTTCTTTTCGTTTGTCTGCCTTGGTTGCACCACGCACAAACACTGAATCAGGTATGGCTTCTGTGAGCAGTTCTCCTGACTTAACTCTGTCTACTAGTACTAACGTGTTGCCAGACTGTCGCATCTGTTCCACCATCCTGCCAATATAGTTAATACGTTCTTGTTTGGTCACAAGATGTGTTTGTTCTTCTCTGTAGTTTTTATAGTCCACATAATCCCACAGTTGTAGTATCTCAATTTGGCACTTGGCCAACAGTCCTTTGGCTTGCAGTTCTGCCGCTGACACTCTGTTGATCACATCACCCAGTGACACATGCAATGATTTAAATTCATAGTCTGCCTTGGGCACTGTGCCTGTGAGTCCCCAACGGATGGGCACATACCCATACACATTGGTCAGCAGTCTTCTCAACACATCTGCTTTGGCTTGATGCACTTCATCCACAATCACACACACCACATCACGTTTGAATTCTTCAATGAGATCATCTTCTGCGTTCTGTCTTTTCTTTTCAAGTATGTTGAGTGACTGCCATGTGCAAATAGTATGTGTTCTACCTGGTTCTTTTCTGTCTCCAAAATAAACACCAACATCAAGTCCCATGTTGATGTAGTCTTCTTCTGTCTGTGTGACCAGTGATTTGTTTGGCACAATGATGATGCTTCTGCCATATGGTTCAATTAGTTTGCTCAGTGCCGCTGTGATAATAGTTTTACCTGCCGCTGTGGCCACTTCTTGCAGACACTGTGGATTGTTGATAAAGTTATTGATCACTTCAACTTGATGATCACGTAGGACAATTGGTTGCCCCTCCATGGTGTGTCCTTTAGGCCACGTTACATGAGAGAAAGAATCTTCTTTGACTGGTTCAAATTTTAGTTCCCATGGTTGCCTTTGATCATCAAGATCAAATGTGTAATTATTTTCTTCCAGTATGGGAACAATGTCTTCCAATAAGTTTACAAAAGTCAAGCCACCCTGTGAAAAAAATGACACAGTGCCGTCCCATCTGCCTAGTTTGACAGCAGGCATGAAACGAGCACCTGGAATCTCATATTTGAATTTGTTGGTGAGTTTTCTGCGTGTGACTAGATCTAATCCATCTAGTTTTACATTTACTTCATCTTTGATTATTATATTGCAGTGTGGCAAGTATGTTTTTCCAATACCGCTGAGCCCACTCGGACTCAGCAGTTAATATTATTTTGTTTACGTTTGATATTCTAAGCTCTTGTTGCTTAGATTGCAATAGCTTCCGGTTGCGGCTCAACTTCTGGCTCTGCTCCTGGATTGGCATCTGGTGTTTGTGCTTGAACTTCTGCTGTGATTTGTTTTGAAGTTTTTGTTGCAATGCCTGTGAATCTCATCACAGTGCCATCTTCTACAATTTTGAAAGAACCAGCTGTTTTTTCAACACCCTGATCATCTAATTTTTTTACAACACCATTGATTGTTCCTTCTGAAGTTGTTTTGCCTTCAATGAACATGTATGTGCCTGAGTTGCCTTTGTATGTTGTGCCCTCATGGCAAAGTGTTGATTTGATTTTTTCTAGTACTAATTGTGCGTTTGTCATTTGTTGTTACCTCTTAATTTGTTAATACCATTATTATATGGTATTGTACCAAATTAGTCAACCACTCAAAAAGTCTTATTTTTTGCGAGTCTTACCGTGAATGTTATCTTTGAGAAAGTCTAATAACCATGGATTGTCTTTGAAAACACCCATCAACCAATTGGTCATTGAGTTGACTGCTTGTTCTTCGTCATCACTTTCATACAGTGGTCCGCCCTCTGCATTGAGTGACGAATGATACACAATGGCATGTATGATTTCGTGCACCAGTGTGTTGGCTAGATCTTGTCCTTGAGCTTCGTCTTGGATTTCTATTTTGTTTTGGCGAGCAATGTATTGCCCCCAGTAATCTGAATTGTTTTTGACAAATGAAACTTTGACACGTTGTAGATCAACGTCTTTCCATCCAATTTTAATTTGTTCAGGCAGTTTCATGTCTATTATTTATATGCGTACTTAATTGATTGTATGAAATCTGTGTGCAGTTGTCAAGATCAAAGAATTGTGGCCAGGGATTACCACCAACAAACGTCCATTGCACATGCGGATTGACCTGCATAAGTTGGTAAATTTGTTTGGCCCACACAGTTTGATGCACAATGGTTTTTGCATCATTGTAGCAATCAGTATCTTTGTAAACATTGTTATTAGGTGCATCTTCAGCACAATCAAAACCAATACAAATTAAGTTTGTGTGTCCGTCATGCATGGCAATGTGCATGGCAGTGGTGCCAGCTCCACGATATGGATTGTGAGGAATCAAATGACAAACACCACCATATTTCTTCATGTTGTTGCGATTGGTGTACACTGTATTTTTTTCACCGTATGCACTTTCAACAATTTCTTTGTACATGCGTTGATCCACTGTGACAAGATAATCTGGTTCATAGTCTCGATATAATGCATTGCATCCATAGGTGTCTTGTGGCAGTGAATATAGATCA